CCTATATCAATACAATAATGAATGCGTTAATGTCGTACATAGCCATGCGCCTCATGGGTCTCAATATGCAGAACTCATGGGCTGGGCTAGGACTGTACGGTGGTGACGATGGCTTGAACAACATTGCCAAGCCAAAATACGTAGAGCGCGTCGCGAATAAACTGGGATACAGACTCAAAGTGGAGGAAATAAAGGCCGGTCACCCAGTACCTTTTCTAGGTAGAATCTTTCTCGACCCTTGGTCCATGGATGCAAGCATCTGTGATGTACCACGGAGGATTCGTTCGCTACATTTGACAAGCGCGCCTAAAACTGTCCCAGATAATTACATCCTTACCCGTAAAGCTGAATCCTACTTGATCACTGATCCAAACACACCCATTGTTTGCGAGTGGTCACAAGCGATTCTCCGCATACTGGGACCAACAGTTCAAGTTGCAAGGTACGAGCCTTACATCAAGAATGATTTGCCATACGTGATCAACGCGAAAGATGGGTGGACACCGCCCACTGGCATGGCTCTAGATTTTGCACGCCAACACGTGTGCGCACTGCTTGAAACAAGCTTGGATAAAGCAAACAAGCTTATAGCGGAATTGCGCCGAGCACGAGCTCTAAGTGACATCACTACAACACTGACACCAATCGTGAAAGTCGTTGTACCTGCAGTAGTTGGGGGGCAAATTTTACACCCACCCAAACCTGTTGATGCTCGCCCAAGCCCAAACAAGAACCAAGGCGTGCCCAAACAACAAATTGACACCTCGCGACAACAACGCCGGCGCCATTACACTGGCACCCGCAGCAAAATGTAACGTCACCATTAGTCATGACAAGACAATTCGCCCCTCTAGTCGAGCGAGGGCGACGTAATATATTTACACCAAAATGAACATTATTAAGTCAACACGAGCATTACGTCTCAAAGCAAAACCCAAACCCACAGCAAGCAAGAAGAAACCGAAGACACAACCATTCATCAAGCATGTTGTTCGAACGCCTGGCACTATTATTAAAACCCTCAACAGTGGCCAGAGGAACACTTCGGGCAATCCTGGTCACTATGTTGTGTGTCGTACTAACCCTTTTGCTGGTCATGGTGGTTCAGCTATTCCAGACGGCAAGAACTCAAATTTTGTCGTTACTGACACTTTTGCTGTCAATAACTTCAACCCAACAGCAGCAGGACAGACCATCGTCATACAGACCCTCAACACATTACCAGCGCTCGCTATGATTGGTTCAACCACTAACATAGTCGTCGACACGGTAACTGTAACTGGTCTCACTAGCCTGCAACCTGTTGCTAATGCACCAGGTTCGAGTTATTACCCCGTATGCATCCCCGGCCCTTACGTAGGAACTGGAGCACCTGGCGTGCTCTTCGCTGATCCATACACTTCAACCACAGCTCGCATGATATCCTGTGGCTACCGTCTAATTTACACAGGCCCCGCCACCACATGCTCAGGCTCTATTACTATAACACCAAATCCGATAGGTTGGAGCACTTTGACCGGTGCACCCACCGGCCAATCCTTCGCCCCTCCAACACTTGCTGGTGCTGCAGGCACCGCATATGCCGCGGGAGTAATCGCCGTGGACGCAGACATGAACATCAACCCCAACTTCATGACCCGTTCCTCTTTTACCATTCGCCCAGAGCAAGGTCTCGTTGTGGTTCCACAACACCGTTCAAATACGTTCAAACTGCAACCAACCTACGACATGCCCTACTTTCCAGTATGTAAAGCAAACCTAGCCACTGGGGCTGTGACGCAATCTGGCATCTTACGCCCAGTCAGCGGTGCAGCACCGGGGGTTGTTTGGTTTGACAACGACTGGATGACATACCAGATCGTGCTCTCAGGGCTCAACGCTGACGCTTCATTTAGGTTAGAGTCCGTTGCTTGTATTGAATACAATCCGGCCGTTTCTTCACCGTTCTACCCCATGACGGTTCGCGCTTCACCTAACAAACCGGCAGAAATAACACAAGCCGCCAAAGTGCTGGAAACTAAGGACATGCGTCCCAGTTAACAACACGGTGGACCAGCCGTGCATGACGAACGCGACACTAATACTATGGTCTTAACGTATAAAGATTCACCAGCCGACACCATCACCATCGTGGAACCCCACAAACCAACTGTGACTGAAGCACCTCCGCCACCAGTGGAGGATGTAATAGTCACTGGTCAAGATTTAACGAGCTTAGCGATGCCGATGGCGTTTGGCGACAAATTCGCCATAGATTTCGACCGGGCGTTGAAGAAGGGCCTTCCTTACGATACGGCCTTTGTCAACCGCACTGGCAAATCTTTACACATAGTACAGACCGGGAAGTTCTACGCCATTCTGCCACCCAATACACGTGCAACACCACACATGGTAGACGGC